AATCTGGCCGACGTGCTGGCCGCCGCCGGTAAGCGGACCCTGCTGGTGGACTGCGACGGGCAGATGAACCTCACGCGCTTCTACCTGCCGGACCTGGATCCGGACACCACCCCCACCCTGGAGGGCGTGCTGCTGGGCACTGCGGAGCCCTTCCGGGACGACAACATCCAGGAGATCAGCGACAAGGTGTGGCTGCTCCCCGGCTCCAGCGGCCTGTATCGCATGGACGTGGCCGCCGTCCAGGGCGGCGCGCCCGGATGGCAGAAGGCCATGCGGGATTACCGGGATGCCGTGGCCGAGGACGGCGAGGTGGACTACCTGGTATTCGATTGCCCGCCGGGCTTCACCTGTGCCAGCATCGCCGCCCTGATGGCTGCGGATGACGTGGTGATCCCCATGCTGGTGGACGGCTTCTCCTTGTGGGGCGTGACGGATCTGGCGGCGCAGATCAACAGCATCAAGTCCGCCAACCCCCGGGTGCGGGTATCTGGCGTGCTGATTACGCAGTGGCACCGTTGCGATGCGGTGCAGCAGGGTGAGGCGCTGCTGCGCTCCCTGGGCCTGCCGGTGTTCCGGACGGTGATCCGGCGGACGGACAAAATCCCGGAGTCCACCTTCGATCGCTCGCCCATCCGGGACTACAGCCCCCGCAGCGCTGCCAGCCTGGACTATCAGGCGTGGGTGGCCGAGTATCTGCATGAGGAGGTGCAACATGGCGAAATTTGATCTGGGCTCCTTCGCCCAAACACTGCAGGCGGTGCCCGATTCGGGCACCGGGGGGCCGGAGCAGATCGTGTATATCCCCCTGGATCAGCTCCACGAGGACGCCCGAAACTTCTACACCGTCTCCGGCGTGGAGGACCTGGCCGCCAACATCCAACTGTGCGGCCTGATGGATCCTCTGCGGGTGAGCAAGGCAGAGGACGGATATACCATCGTATCCGGCCACCGGAGGTTTGCCGCTCTGTCCCTGCTGGCCAAGGAGGATCCCCGATTCGCCCAGGCGGCCTGCATCGTAGATCCCGGGACGGAGTCCCCGCAGATGCAGGAGCTGCGCCTGCTCTACGCCAACGCCGATACCCGGCGGATGAGCGGCGCCGATATCGCCAGGCAGGCGGAGCGGGTGCAGGAGCTGCTGTATGAGCTCAAGGGCCAGGGCGTGGAGTTCCCCGGCCGTATGCGGGATCATGTGGCCGAGGCTTGCAAAATCAGCAAGAGCAAGCTCAGCCGCTTGGAGGCGATCCGCAGCCACCTGGCCCCGGATATCCGCAAGGCCTACTGGGATGGTGGCCCCGAAAAGGGCCGCCTGAACGAAGCGGCCGCCTACTCCCTGTCCCGCCTGCCGGAGGACTACCAGCGGCAGGTGGTGGACGCCTACCGCGGGCGCTCCAGCCATGATGGCGGCGACCCCGGCCTGAAGTGGCTTACCGCTGGTGCGGTGGATAAAATCCGGGATGATATCGAGGCTGCTGAGGATCTCCTGTGCAAGGCGCACGGCAAAAAATGCCTGAACTACCTCGGCAAGGTGCACCACATCATTCAATTTCGCATCAAATCCCCCTACAGTTACAGCGCCTGCGCTAAGGCCTGCTGCCGCACCTGCGCCAGCTTCGTGAGCTGCAAAGATGTCTGCCCGCGGCTCAAGGATGCGCAACAGCAGGCCCGGGCTGATTCCCGGGCGCAGGCCCAGCAGGAGAAGGCTGCCCGGGCGGCCAAAGAGGCCCCGGCCATCGAGCAGATTAGAGCCATCTGGCAGCGGTTTGCCGCCCTGCGCAAGCAGGCGGGGCTGTTGCCCGACGAATACAAGGGCAAGATCGATTGCCGCTGGATGATGCCCGAGCGGGATATGCTGGAGCAGGAGGCCGGAGCGGCCAAGGTCACCCCGGATACGCTCCTGCCGTATGGGGCCCATGTGTGTCTTTCAGATATCAAGCGCTGGGCCGCTGCGGCCGATGCGCTGGGGTGCAGTGTGGATTACCTGATGATGCGCACCGATGACCCCCAGCCCATCTCGCCGGTGCCCGGCCAGCAACTGATCCTGGCCGGATGGATGCCCGGCGGCACCAACCCCGGGCATGACTGCGATGGGCTGGTGATCCTGGATGTGGGCGGCCCCATGGATCCCGGGTGCACGATGCGCACATCGGCGTACTATTACGGCGGCGCATGGTACATCGATCGCGAACATCGGACGAAAGTCGACGATATCCCGATACTGGCATGGATGGAAGTGCCCGCCTGGGAGCGGGCGGAAAAGGAGAATGCGACATGAAGAACACCAACGAGATCATCAAGGAACTGGGCGACTGGGCTAGCGAGGATGGCTGTGGCGGTTGCGGATTTAAGATCGATGTGGGCGGAATGTGCGTAACTGATCTCCTGCTGGCGGCGCGCGCCGCCTTGGTGGAGATGCAGGACCGATGCGCACGGTACGCCGAGGAGATCATGGTGCTGCGGCAGCAGCTGGAGGAGGTGCGGCATGACTGATCTGGATGAGCTGATCCGGCAGCTGAGCCGGATGAAGGTGCAGACGGGCTCCCTGGTGTGCCTGGGCTGCGGACTGGAGCATAACTGCGGCATCCATGGCTGCGCGGTGCTGCGCCGGGCCGTCTCCGCCGTCCGGGAGCTGGATGAGCGGCGGGCTAATGCCGTCCGCCCCGCAGACACCGACCCAGCCCTGATCGCTGCCCTGCGGTGTTCAGCCACGGTGGGCGGTGACAAGGACTGCGCCCACTGCGCGTATGGCCAGCGCACGGGAGACCTACCTTCGCCAGATGACCCTCCCTTCATGCGACTATTGGTGGATGAGTATTACTGCGACTGCGACCGGATGGTGCTGGACGCTGTGCGGCGCTTGGAGGAGCTGACGGGGGTGGACGGCAATGGCTAAGCCCAGCGCGTTCTTGCGGCAGATGCAGGCCAACCAGGAGCGCAACATGCGCCTGCAGCGCCTGTTCACGATCCAACAATGCGAGGACATGGCGATCATCACACTGGGCCAGGACTTCGGCTTCGGCCCCAAGCGGGCCGCCGAGTTCCGCACCAAGATGCGTGAGACCTTCGCCGCCTACGCCGAACTGTGCATTGAGAACGCCAAGGGCGATCAGCAGATGGATTATACCAAGGGCTGCATCGATCGGGAGCTTTCCCGCATCCTGGGCGATGCCGCCCAGCCCTGGGAGGAGCGGTACCCGAAGGAGGTGTTTGGGTAATGGCTGACGGATATGTGTATACATCGATATTGCAACTTTCCGATTGCACCAAACCGGAGTTGATCCAGATATGCAAGAGCTTATCTGCCAGCTGTGATCGAGACGGTTTTCACCTTGCACAGGCGCTTATAGATATCGCGCAGCAGAGAGCGTCCAGGGCAATGGATCGTGCTGCAGGCGCAACGGGGCGGGTGCTGGAGGCGCTACGGCGCTATGATGAACTCATTGCACCATATGAAGGCATGCGGTGGACCGATGTTCCGGCTGATATTCGGTGCCGAGCTATGGCTTTGCTGACAGAGGCACAATCTGCTGAGGTTGAGAGAAGGAAGCGGTCTGTGGGCATGCCGCGAAAGCCTGAAAGGGGGCGGGGTAATGGCGCACATTGAAGTACTATTCCCGTGCCCTGTGTGCCGCGTGTTGTTTGACACCGTGGCGGAGTGCCGGAGCCATGTGGACAAGCACCACATTCGGCCTGAGCGGTGGGCGGTGCCGGACCGGGGGAAGCGCGCCGATATGATTTCTTGCTGCGCTCCAGGCTACAACGAGGCCCGGGCTCTTCTGGCGGTGACCCGTCAGGAGCTTGGAAATGAATCACGGAAGGAGGCTGAATTGCTAATATGGCCGAATGCATCGAACAAAAAGCGGCCTTAGATGCCGTGCATAAGTGGTGCGACCCGTGCGGGGCTGCTGTGGAGGCCGTGTTGTCAGTCCCTGCCGCCGACTCTGCCCCGGTGGTGCATGGGCGGTGGGTGTTGCATTATACGGCAATCGGGGCACCATACACAGAATGTTCGCGGTGTTGCACGGATATTGCTGCGCCGATGGTTGGGGGAGGCCTCTTGAAACTTGACATGCGGGAGATGCCGTACTGCCCCATCTGTGGAGCGCAGATGGACGGAGGTGAAGCAACATGACGCTGACTGAAATGTTTAACATCTGTGACGCCTGTGTATACGCTCCGTGCTTCTGCGGGAATGACCCCGAAGGCTGCGTAACGAAGATGGGAGGGGGCAAGAATGCGGCTGATTAACGTAGATGAGACCTACGGGATAATTGCGAGTGACAACACGGACTGGACTTGCACATTCAGTGGTGGGGTAATAACCGTGGCCGACGAAGCTGGATCTATTCATGCCGAGTTCCTTGCCGATGATATTCCCGCCGTTGATGCCGTCCCAGTGGTGCGATGTCGGGAGTGTATGTACAGCTGGGAGGATTTGAGCGGCTTGTGTTGCTCATACGGCCCGTGCGCTGAATGCCTTGTGCCGCCGGACTTCTGGTGCGCTTACGGCAAGCGGAAGGAGCCCGCATGAGCGCCCGGCGGTATTGTGTGCGGCAGCGTGCCGGCCCTCTGGTCAAAGAGTGCCGGGCGCTGCGGCCCCGCCTGAGCCGGGATGACAGCCCATATGAGCGGGCGGAGAAGAACAAGATTCTCCGCCCGCCTCGGGATTCCTCGGTCCGCCGCGGGCCGGTGGACCGGCTGGAGCTGTATCTTGCCCTGTTCGGCTATGACGGCTGGAGCTACGACCTGACATTCGGTGACGAGTATCTCCCGGACACCTTCCGCGGGGTACGGAAGCTCTGGGAGCGGATGCTGTACCGGATGCGCAAGCGCCATCCGGAGCCCATCGACTATGTGTACCGCATCGAGGGCCTGCACGGCGACCATCGCTACCATATACACCTTACCGTGCGGTACAGCGATTTCCCACCCATCATCATGGAGGATCTGTGGCCGTATGGCTACGTCAGCGGCGCCCCGCTCCTGTGTCTGGGGCGGGACCCGTATGACACATACCGGCGCACCGCCAAGTATTACTGCAAGGAGCGCACGGACGGGATCAAGATACCGGTGGGCGTGCAGCCGTGGGTAGCTTCCCGGTCCCTGCGGGCCAAGCTGCCGCCGCCGGAGCGGTTTCTCGCGGAATCCTGCGAGATCGACATCCCGCAGGATTGCCGCGTATATGGCCGCAATCAGGTGGACAACGCCTTCGGGCATTACGCTTACGGGTGGTGGATCGAGGAGGATCCACTGCATCCTACCAAGCCCAAAAACAGCGCTAAATAGAAATAGTACTTGAAGTATAGTTGTTTGGTTGACAAAACAACGGAAACGGAGGGAAAAAGCCTTGCAAAAAAATGCAGCCAGTGGTAAACTGGTCGTAGTGGACGGATGGGTGACATGCCCCGTCTGCCGGCGCAACCGCCGGCTCCTGCATGTGTATCCCGATACCCACGCCGACTGCCTCCCGGTGTTCTGCCGGGACTGCAAATCGGAAATCATCCTGCATATCGAAAGAGGCCAGAGCGTTGAACGCCGGAGCCCGTGACTGATACCCTGCGAGGGTAGCCACGGACTCCGGCGTTTTTGTTTGCCAGGAGGTGATAGCCCTGAGCCAGAAACCCCTGAGGCCGTGCCGGCACCCGGGATGCAGCGTCCTGGTGCCGGATGGCTACTGCCCCGCTCACAAGCCCAAATCGCAGCGCAGCGCCGAAAGCGCCACCTGGCACCGGCTGTACCTGACGCCGGAATGGACCGACGATCTTCGTCCCGGCCAGCTCCTGCGGGAGCCGTATTGTCGGGAG